TCAGAATCTTTTTCGAAGAATTTTTTTGCGGACGACTTCGCTAAAATTCAAAAGGAGTATGAAGCACAGCTCAAGGATGCAACAGATGAGTTGTATGCACAGATGAGCCAGATTGGGACAAATATCGCAAAAGGACTCACTGCCGGAATGAACAGTGAGTCAAGAAATCTGTCTAAGACAATGAAAAAAATCTGCTCCAATATTATAAAGACTGCAAAAAAAGAGTTAAAGATTAAATCTCCATCGAGAGTATTTAAGCAGATTGGTATCCACAATATCGAAGGTGCAGAAAAAGGACATGAAGCAGAGGCTCCAAGATTATATAAGCAAATAGAGGGTGTATCCGAAACTCTTGCAGAACGCTTTACGAAAGCAAATTTAAAATTATCCCTTCCAGATATTCAAAGTCGCATGCAAGCTGCATTATCCAGACAGGTATCAAAAGTGTCCGCAAGTGTTCAACCACAACTTACTGCAGCCCTGGCAGAAAATACAGGACAAACGATATATAATGCTCCGGAGAGCATAGAAATCGTGACAAATCTTGATGGAAAAGAAGTAGCGCGAACAACAGTACCGTATATAGATGTATACTTGAGCAACATAACAAACAGAAAGGCAAGGGGAGGCGTTTAAATGTATCGAGGAAATTTAGGCGTCCAGATAGGAGATAAACATACCCTTAAGGACTGGGGACTTGGCTGGACAAAGATTACTCTTGGTTTTCCAGAGGCAAAGATATATGAACAGGATGTTCCGGGGATGGACGGGGTCTTGGATTTTACAGAAAGCCTTACTGGTGGAGATGTTAAGTATAAAACCCGTTCCCTTTCCCTTGAATTTGAAACTCCAGAACAAGATTATTACGACTGGAGTATACGAGTATCAGAAATAGCAAATTATCTGACAGGAAGGAAATGTAAGATAATTTTAGACAACGATCCGGGGTTTTACTATATCGGTAGACTCAACGTTGAAGTAGAAAAAACTAACCGGGTAGAAGGAATCATTACATTGTCAGGAAATGTAGAACCGTATAAATTTGAAAAGTTTTCCAGTCTGGAGCCGTGGGAATGGGATAGTTTTAATTTTAAGACAGGTATTATAAGAAACTATAAAAATATCATCGTAAATGGTACATACAGTCTTAGAATACCAGGGCGAAGAAAGAGAATTGTTCCGGTAATTTCTTGTGACGAATCCGTTCAGGTGTCTTATGAAGGAACCACATATACACTTTCTCCGGGCAAAAATAAAGTGTTTGGTATCTGTATTAAAGAAGGTGAAAATATACTTACTTTTTCCGGAAATGCAACGGTGTCCGTGGATTACAGGGGGGGAATGCTGTAATGTACCGTATTTATTGCGATGATAAAGTGCTGCATGATGTCAGGGATGAAGACTATCAGTTATTATTTCCCAAGATAACTTTGGAGCTTAACAAAACTGGCTCTTTTGACTTTAGTATATTACCTTCGCACCCTCATGCAAACGATATAAAGAAATTAAAATCCAGGCTAAAAGTATACGATGTGGATGTTTTAGACGACGGAACGGAAAAATCAAGATTACTTTACTGCGGCAGGTCCATTACGGATCAGAGAGATTTTGAATATACCGGACAAATTACGTGTGAAGGAGAATTGTCCTATTTGCTCGATACAATTCAACGACCGCATACTTATGGGAGCCAGTCGGCAGAAATTCATAAAGCAGATACAAATGTTGAAATTTTTAAGTGTCTAATAGAAGAACATAATACGCAAGTTGAAAAAGAAAAGCAATTTGAAATAGGTATCATTGATATTGATTCGGTAGAAATTAAGAGTCTGGCAACAAATTATGAAAAAACGTGGGATTTTATAAATACTAACTTCCTTGAAAAATATGAAGGATATCTTAAAATTCACTATGAGAATGGTATGAGGTACATTGATTATGTAAAACAATACGGGAAAATAAGCACGCAGAGCATTCGGTTCGGAGAGAACATTCTTGATTTTCAAAAGTATGTGAAAGCGGAAGATATTAAGACTGCCATTATACCGATTGGTGCAAAGATTGGTGCAAATAATGTAACAATCAAGACCGCGGAAGGACACGATGGAACGGACTATATTTACAGCCCAGAGGCAGTTGAGCTTTATGGGTGGATATGTGATAAGGTGGATTTTCCCGATGTTAATAATCCAAATACCCTCCTAAAAAAAGCACAGGAATATCTAAACAAGTGCATTAATCTGACAACTACGATTGAACTGACAGCGGTGGATTTGCATAAAATTGATGCCATAGGCTTGGGAGATTTGATTCCCTGCGTGTCAACGCATCATAATCTGTTAAGCACTCCGGGAGACAAATCTACATATTATCTCGTTAACAAATACGAGATAGATTTGGAAAATCCTTCAAATACAAAAATTACGCTTGGAAAAACACTATCCACACTTTCAGAAAAAACTTTTTCCAATGAAGTTACATTTGAAAAAAGTGTTCTAATTATAAATAACAATGTAGAAAAAGTAAGAGAAACGGCTAGCGGAGCAAACGACAAGTCAGACATGGCGATATCTATCGCGCAATCGAAAGATATAGAAGCGATAACAAACTTGGAACTAGACGAAATATGTAAATAAAAAACGATGAGGTGATAAAATGGCTTATTTAGACAATAATGGTGTTACCTACTTGTGGAATAAAATCAAAGCACTTTTCAATAAAGGTATCACTAATTTATCAGTAAACGGAAGAACCATCACGTACACAAAGGGCGATGGAACGACCAACACTATTACTACGCAGGATACAAACACGACTTACGGTAATTTTAAGGGAGCAACCGCAAGCGCAGACGGCGGGAGTGGTTTAGTTCCGGCACCGACAAAGGGAAATGAAGGTAAATACTTAAAAGCAGATGGAACTTGGGGAACACCAGCTAATACAACTTATTCGGATATGAAAGGTGCAACGACAACGGCGGCGGGTACTCATGGTCTGGCACCGGCACCAGCGGCAGGGGCCGCAAATAGATATTTGCGTTCTGATGGCACGTGGAGCGTGCCACCTGACAATAATACAACCTATAATGACGCTACTCAGTCCGCACACGGTCTTATGACCGCGGCAGATAAAAAGAAATTAGACGGTATTGCCACGAACGCGAACAACTATACACACCCTACGACAAGTGGTAACAAACACATCCCGGCGGGCGGTTCTTCCGGTCAAATCTTACGTTGGAGCGCAGACGGAACGGCCGTTTGGGGCGCAGATAAGGATACAACTTACAGTGATTTTAAAGCCGCCGCAAGTGGTGACATGATGGGTGCACATGGACTTGTACCGGCACCAGCGGCAGGACAAGAGGCGATGGTATTATTTGCGAGTGGCTATTGGGGTAGCTTGCAAATAAGGGATTACAACCCCTCTGCGGATAAACGCGGCTTTTGGATTACGAGGGATGAAGGTGAGGCGGCCGTAGATTTATGCGGATTTACCTTTAGCGGGGCAACTAGTAGCGTGGCCGGTCTTATGAGTGCCACAGATAAAGGTAAACTTGACGCGTTACCGACAAATGCTACTTTATCGAGTACATATGCTAAGAAATCCGAAATCACTAATATGTATAAATATTGTGGTTCAGTAGCTTCTTCAGGCAAATTACCAACAACCGGACAGAGAGTTGGTGATGTTTACAACATCGAAGCGGCCAGCAAATATGGCGGCGCAGGCATGAATGTTGCATGGAATGGTAGCGATTGGGACCCATTAGGTGAAATCTTTACGATTACTGCTATTACAAATGCAGAAATTGACGCTATTTGCGTATAAAATGAGGTGAGGAACCATGGGATACTTAAACAGTGATGGTTTAAACCGATTGTGGGCGAAGATAAAAGACTATATAGATTCCCGTGCAATCGCCGGGAACATTAAACAGGTTCAGACTGTTAGCGCAAGTCAAAGTTCAAGTTTGGCGGTTAACACATTTGGAAGCAGCATTACTATTAATTTGAGTAGTTATGGATTTAAAAAAACACCGATTGTTGTACCGCAGGCAGAAGGGTGGTTAGAACCAAGAGTGGTAAGCGTATCCGCTACTTCTCTCGTTGTGCGGTTCTATAATGCCGGAAATGCCGCGCATACCGGAGGTGCGAAATTCGCATTAATAGAGGTGCTGTGATATGAGGGACAGACGACAAGAACTGATCAATTATTGTTGTAAATCGGATGAGGATAGAATAGTTTCTTTACCGAAGTAGGTGATAAAAATGATAAGTAATTATTTAAAAAAGATAAAAGAGGCAATATACGGGGAAGAAGTACGAAGCAGTATACACGATGCGATAGAGCAATGTTATAAAGATGCTACCGGGCATCCAGACAGTGTAGCGGCAGTAGTTTTGGGACTATCAAAAGAAATAGTGGAGCGAAAGACAGATGTTGATACCGAGCGCAAACGGATTGATAATCTAATTGCAGCCGGCACTGCGCAAACACAGGAAATCGGAAAAACCATCCTCAGTACATCAATTAACGGAACATCTGTGGCGATGAGTTATTTAGCTGCAGATGTTGTTTACGACAAGATGTTTAACAATGTCCTATCGAAAGACGACGATTTTATAACAATACCGTACCCCCAGCAGGGATATGTTGCGAAGCTGCTAAAACCGGGACTTTATCATATGAAATTCGTTGCA